TTATGCCAGCAATTTGATTGCATTGTAAAGAGTGTCAACCTCCTGAATGATATAATGGTCAATATCGACCTTGTAATTTGTATGGCCCATAAGTGCGATAATGTCCTCTTCTCTCGCACCTGCGGCAGACATCCTTGTTGAAAAGGTTCGACGGCAAGAATGTGGAGTAAATTCATCGCCTAAACCGAGGGCTTGCATCGCCGGACGGAACCCATATTTCAGAAAATAATCCTTGTTCATAGATTTTCCAATCTCTGAGCCCTCGTGTATTCTGCAGAAGATTGTTTCGCCTTTATTATTTATGCAATTCTCAACCAATTTTAAAATCTTAGGGTGGATAGGAACAATACGATTTTTGCCGGCATCTGACTTTATGCCTGCGATAAAGTAAGGTATGCCCTGTTCGCTCATATGGTACTGCTCGGTAGTGAGCGAAAGAAACTCAGTCACTCTGAAATTGAGATAGCACATTATATAGACATAATCAGCATAAGGCACTTTGCCTATGTTTTGTCGTATTAGCTCTAACTGCACATCGGTGAAGCGTGTAGCGTTTACCTCTTCGGATTCCGGAAGCTCTATAAATGTGCCATAGTCTTTATTAACAATATCCTCTTGCATCGCAAAATGGTAAAGGCTGGTGACAAAGCATTTAATCTTATGTAGAGCCGAGTATCCTAAGCCTTGACAGATTTTAGGCGTATCAGTGACTTTATAGGTACCGTTGCCGTTGGGCAGAAGATATTTCAGCTTACCGCCTGCGCCGACCTCGTGATGCGGATTATCGTAATAATCCACGATGTACTGATAGTCTGATGTGCGTAAATCCCTAAATTTACGCTTGTACAAGGGCTTTAGCTTGATATAAGCGCTTGCGTAGTTGCTTTTTACGCTGTCACCAAGTTTTTTATATGCTTTAGTTTTTACCCATTTTTCGTGTAATTGCTCAAGTGTCATATTAAAGCCATTGACGGGATTGTACTCATAATCTTTGAGTGCGTTTTCTGCCTCTCGCTTTGTGGCGAAAGTTCCCAAATAAACTTGTTTCCCTGTGACAGAGCTTGCAGCGGCATACGGTTTTGATTTGCTGTCTTTGCGAATGTAAATGCTTCCTGTACCTTTTGTTCTGCGCCTGTTTTTCGGCTTGTCAGATGATTGATTTTTACCGCAGTAAGGACAATACGCAAAATTGTCCTGCAATTCTCGGTTACACCGTCGGTTTATACATTTTTTCATCATTTTGCTCCTTAAAAAAGGGTGCAAAAATCCCCTGCAAAATATTGTAATTTTCGCAGGGGTGTGGTACAATATATTTGCTAAGAAAAATGCACCATTGCACCCGTTGTAATGGTCTCCGCTCTATCCTGTTGGCGCAGGGTAGGGCGGATTTTTTTATTTTATTTTACTTTCTTGCTGACAAGGTTCATTTTAACGTCATTATCATAGGTATCTGTATCGAAATATATTAAATCAGCTCCTACGGTTGATGGATTGAAGTTTTTACAATCTTTCACACTGACTTCAATCATGCCCTCGCTGTGTGCTGAAATCGGAGCGCTACAGACTAACTTGTTGTAGCTTCTTCCGTCTAAGATGACGGTGTCGGCTTGTACGGTTATAGATTTATCCATTTTATTTTTTATATAAAAATGAACATCAACTTCTTCATCCGAATAAGGAGCCTGCTCCGTATCGCTGTAATAAACGGCTATGTCGCTATCTGAATAAAGCTCGGTTAAAGTATCTTTAAACTCTGTAGGTTTTTCGGTAGGCGGTTCTGTTTCGGGTTCAGTAGCTTTTTCTGCTGAATCTTCTTCAGGTGAACGAACATCTTTTGAAGAATATGTTATTATAGAATTAACAATGATGTCTTCATAAAAATCAAATTCTTCAGATTGCTCATCGCCTTCGGTTGTGAAAAGCATACAACACAAATAATTCTTCGTCACCCACACATACATTGTGCCGTAATACTTATCTCCGGATAATTCCAAATTTGCTATTACACGATAAGCGAGAAAGTCATCTATATGAGTTGTAGTTCTGCTTATTTCTTCAAAGTCATCAAACGAATTTGCAAAGCCATCAAGAAAGCTGTCTACATAGCCTGAGGTAAATTGAGATGGTGAAATATTCGATTGAGATGAACTTATATACAGCCTGTTTCCGTCAGGGTCGTAAAAATAATGGTAACCGTCATGAGCTTTATGCGTCCACTCTTTAGGAATATCAATAGAAAAAGGAGTTATATCATACCACTCAAACAAATCGGTTTCTGAGGTATCGTTAGAGGTTTGATTGGTAGAAGTTGTTACCGGTTCTTGAATATCAGGTTGGTTGCTACATTGCGAAATGGCAGTTACCGCAGTGGCGGTCAATATCAAAGCTATCAGCAAAGCAATGTAAAAATGTGGAGTGCGATATATAGGCTTTTTTTCAGTCGTTTTTTCAGCTTCTCCCGTAGGGCTGAATTTGTTTTTTTGATATGTATGGCATATCGGGCAAAATACTGAATTATTCGGTATGATGTTACCGCAACTTTCACACTTGCAGGGTTCTGTGTTTTTAGATTCGTCGTCTTTAAACAGAGCAACCTGTTCAATCTTCGCTCCGCATTCGTTACAGAACTTTGCACCGACAGGAACCTCAGCCCCGCATTTTTGACATTTCATTATACAAATCCTCCTCTTTTTGCGATATATATTGACAAAATATATATCGTATATTAAAATAATATTAGAGAAGGTCCAACTTCTCACCGTTCCTATTTTTCCTACCATAGTTGCCACTATGGTAGGTTTTCTTTTTGCTTAATAAAATCTGCAAATTGTTTCTTTACTTGCCGTTCAAGTGGGTGCAGATAAAAGGCTTTTCTGCGTTCGAGTTCTGCTATTCGTTCAGCCCTGTAGGTCGCCGCCTCAAGACTGATGTTGCATAATTCTGCAATAGCAGCGGAAGTTAGTGCGTGCAATTCGTGAAGGACACAGGCTGGTGCGAGCAAATCTCGAGCAAACACATTTGCAGAGTGTTCGGCGTCATCGGCTGTTAAAAAACCGTTGCCGTCAGCTTTAAATAAATGCCCCAAAAAGATGTGACCGAGTTCGTGTGCAATCGTAAATCTGCACCGCTGAGGAGATTGCTCATCAGCATAGATGATGTACAGCCTATCATCTTGACTCAAAGTCATTCCGCTCTCGTTCTCGCTTAGCAAATTAACTACCGAATTTTTTAGTAAAACAATGTCTGCTTGCTTTGCTATTTGACTGACTTTAACAGGCAGACTGTTTACTTTGTAGTCGATTAGACATTGCCAAGAGGCATTGCGTGCCTGTTTGTATTTACCATAATTCAAATCTTACCACCTCATAGGTATTGTAACCTATGAGGTGTTTTTTATTATGTGCTTATAAATCTGTATCGTCAGGCTCAAATTTACTGAGATCAGGAAGATTAACTATTTCGATAGGCTGATTGTTGCCGTCACTTCGTGCGGCTTTTACGGTTGGTATCAAAACTTCTTCCTCAACACCGAGCAATCTATCAACTGCAGGTTGCATATCAACTTTATTGCGATATGCAAGTATAACCTTTTTCTCGTGATCCGAAAGTTTATCTATATGTATTTGTTCTTTAATTTCGCCATTTATCAAAGCGTTTATATCAATAGATAAAAAATTACATATCTTGGTGACATTTTGAATAGATGTTCCCCAAATGCCCCTACTAAAAATACCTTTAACGGTTGTATAAGGCAAATCAACTAATTTTGCAAATTGCATCACGCTTTTATATTTATCTAAAATATAATCCTGCAATTTTTGCTCAATAGTCATTTCACTCACCTCTCTTTGATAGTTAGTATATTACAAAATTTTGTAGATGTCAATAACAAATCTACCTTTTTTAGTAAATTATTTTTAAAAAAGTGTTGACAATCTACCGTGAAAGGTATATTATAATGCTGTAATCTACTAAATAAGGTAGATTGGAGGTGAAAAACTATGTTATATCCTAATTTGGTGAAAGCAATGAAAGACGAAGGTGTAACTAAAACAGATATTGCAAATCTGCTCGGATTACATTTCAACACCGTAACTGCGAAACTTGAGGGCGAAACATCTTCAAGCAAGGCTGTTTATCAGGTTGGTTTTACCTTGATTGAGGCAGTAATGATTAAAAACATATTTTTTAAAAGATATGACCTTGCTTGGCTTTTTGATTTTTCTGAACACACAAAAACGGCTTAACGAAAGGAATGATAAAAATGGCACTAACCATATATGCTGTAGTCGCTACCGTAGTAGCAGTAGTGGCAATCATAAAAGCTGTAAAATGGAAAATTGCTACAAGAGCAATGGTGGTTTATTGTATGAAGAATTTCAGAATACCCACAGACAAAGAACTTGCCGACTGCTCCAAAGAAGCCGCCGGCAAGACAATAAGATTTAAGTAATTCCAAATTGAGCTTTTATAAGCTGAGTAACAACATTCGCTGATATTTGTGTTATTGCAGAAAGCGAGTGACTTCCCACGGTTCCGGCAATCTTCTTAACTTTATTCCATATATCATCGTTACGAATATTTGCTAAAAACTTGTGACCTTCGGGAGTTAAATCACCTACTTCTAAATAGTCGCCACCGTCAGTAGCGAACATTGAAGTAATTAAACCTGCAAGTTTGCATTGTTTAATGTGGTAGATAATTTCATCATGAGAGTATGGTTGAAGCCTTTCAAAATCGTTGCTGAATTTACTGTATCGAAAGGATTCGTTGAAGTCACACACTTCTTCTACACTCAAAAGAATATCACGAACACAGTCGTTATTTAAACGCATAAGCATCACCTCCTTACAATTTGATTTTAGCATTTTAAGGAGAAAAACACAACAAGAAGGTTACAGCAGAAGAGTTTTTGGGAATATGTCAAGTGCTTGATGTTGATCCAAGGCAGTTTTTTAAGCAGTCTGCTTAACTTATTACCTCAGAAAGGAATGATAAAAATGATTGATTGCTCAAAAACAGAAAATTATTTCGCTGAAAAGTTGAGGATGACGAAAAGAACAAGGCGGCAAGGATGCAAAATTAAATGTTCCGAGTGTCCGCTGTCCAGTCAGAATAACGGGACATCTGATAGTATGAGCTGTATAACTTTTGAAATGTATCATCCTGAAAAGGCAATTGCAATCGTGCAGAAGTGGAGTGACGAACACCCACAGAAAACTTATTTGAGCGAGTTTTTGAAAAACTATCCGAATGCTCCGCTTGACGATGACGGAACACCTAAAGGTGTATGTCCACGTGCGTTAGGACTGATGGACATAGATGATTGTGACGATAACTGTATTAAATGTTGGAATCAGCCTATTGAGGGCGGTGAAGAGTAATGGACTTAGAAAAGATTGCTATAATGCGACTTCGTGACGGAGCAGAAATAAGTAAACGCTACTATGATAAGCCGCTTATGCTTTGTTATTCAGGAGGTAAAGACAGCGACATTATTTTAGATTTAGCCCTTAAATCAGGCATAGACTTTGAGGTTCAACATAGTCACACAACGGCTGATGCTCCCGAAACAGTTTACCACATACGCAATAAATTTAAGGAGTTGGAATCTAAAGGAATAAAATGCAACATTGATATGCCAAGATACAAGGGCAAGCCGACATCTATGTGGTCACTGATAGTGCAAAAAGGTATTCCACCCACAAGGTTAGTAAGATATTGTTGTGCAATTCTGAAAGAAGCAGGCGGTAAGAATCGTGCTATTGCCACAGGAGTGCGAAGAGCCGAAAGCACGAAAAGACGGTCGAAGGGAATAATCGAAACTTATTCTTCTAATCTGTCAAATAGAATTGTCCTTAACAATGACAATGACGATAAGAGGCAGATAGTTGAGCATTGTCAGTTACAAGGGAAGATAATCTTCAACCCTATTTGTGATTGGTCGGATAGTGATGTTAGGGAGTACATCAACCAAGAACACATTAATCTTAATCCGTTATACAGTTGTGGATTTGACCGTGTTGGATGCATTGGCTGTCCAATGGCAAGTAAGAAGAGATTTGCGGAATTTGCACGATATCCCAAGTACCGAAATTTGTATATAAGAGCATTCGACAAGATGCTTGAAGTGAGAAAGCAAAGAGGCAAAGCTACACAACACGCTAACGGACTTGAGGTTTATCACTGGTGGATGCAGGATGGTGTTTTACCGGGGCAATTAAGTTTTGACGGAGAGGATTGGTGAAGAGCGATGATTGAAAAAGAATTAAAAATCCGTGATTTTTGCGGTGACTATGCTTTGGATATACCGTTCGCAGACGGTAGTGTAAACACGATATACTTTAATTCAAAACGAAATGCCGAAACAGTTAAGCATATTATCGAAGTTGACGGTAGTAAACCCAACGAAGCAACCGTGTGTGATATGCAAGAGATTAAGCACGGAAGTTGGGAATATGACAGCGAGGGTGTCGGTTATGCAAATTATTTATGTTCTGAGTGTAAAAATTTTTTCACTTTTTACGAGGGCTTTGATTTGTATCCATATTGCCCTTATTGCGGGTGCAAAATGGATAAGAAGGAGGAAAACAATGCCTAAACTGAAAATTAAGCCTTGTCCGTTCTGCGGAAGCAAGGTAACAGTTGAGAATATAGGCGCTGATGAGGAGACGTATATGTTTGAGTGTACTAATGATGATTGTGCCTCGGCTACCTGTTTTGGTGATTACAGCACCGACAGAGCAACTGCTATCAAAAATTGGAATAAGCGTGTTGCACAGTGTATCACGAATGCAAAAATCGGCACTTGTACGATCAATATAGATTTGAGGTGATTAAATGAACGACAAAATCCTTATCAACCCTAAAACAAATCAGGAGTACAGAGATGTACCGCCGACCGTGGCGGCGAAATATCTTGGTGTGGCTCTTAATTTTATTTACGAAGGACTTAAAAAGCAGACTTTGCCGATAGGCTCGGCAGTGCAAAGCGATTCAGGGCGTTGGAGCTACAACATACCGATTGACCGGCTAAAGACCTATGCAAGCGGTGCAGATATATCCTTACTGACTACACTGCTCAACAAATTGATCGGCAGCGGAAATACAATCAACGAAAGGACGGCGTAAAAATGATAAATTCGCCGTGCTACGGCTGTCAGAAACGGACGACAAGATGTCATACAGATTGTGAAAAATACCTTGAGTACAAATCAAAGTGCGACAACCGCCGAGCCGAACGCTCTAAGAATTATGACTTTTTTAATTACATCAGTCATAAAATCGACATCCATACGAGATGTTGCAAATCAAATAAATGAAAGAATAGGTGAATATATGGAAATCATTGCAAATAACCGTGCAAATAACCGTGAACATATCGCTTTTAAAGACTTGAAAAAAGGCGATATTTTTGTATTAGCCTCAGATGGCAAATGGTACATAAAAAACAACGATTTTTATGCAGTACGACTTACAGACGGCGAAACCGTTGAGCCGAGTTTCTCACTTTTACTTTGCAAAGTCAAAGATTGCGTGCTCGTAGAAAGAGAAATCTATACAGCATTAACTGAAAAGGAGTGTAACAAATGTGGTTAAGAAATTACCCGACACGCAGAAAACTGCTCAAAGATGTTAAGGAGTTAAGAGAAGAAAACAAAAATCTCAAAAATGAGTTAAAAAAAGCTCGCCTTGATAAATCCCAAGCCGAAGAAAATAGCACAAACGCTCAATATGCATTAAGAGGTTATAAAAACGAGAATACTAAACTCTGTGAAAAACTTTCAATGTATGAATCAGCAGAGGCAGAATCCTTCGGTTTTGAATGTGTGGGTGTCAGCAAATGAAAAAAGGGACAACAGTCGAAAGCGGATATGATGTTGAGGGACGCTGGTGTCTGAAACTCAAAAAAGCTAAAGGCAAGTTTACGCTTGATGAAATAATTGAAGCGGCGAAAGAATGGGAAGAAGATTACTACGCCGTGATAATTAAAGCGATGGGCGATGAGACAGCGCAGTATTACGATGATGACCTTGACGGTGATTATGTCACCTTGTACCGTGCTACAGATTTTATCAGCAAAGAGGTGTAACCAATGAAAAGATTAACTGTAAATCAAGACAGCAAAATCAAGGTTAAGGATATCTACGGCAAAATGCACGACTGCAAAGATGTCCCGAGTGAGTTTTATGGCTGTATTCGCAAACTTTACGACTACGAAAATACAGGATACACAATTGATTTTATTGACAACATACCGCATATACTCAAAGATATGCGTGAATGCTTATTAAATCCATCGGCTGTAAATATTAAGGCGTGTTTGCATATGATTGATTACATTTTAAACACAAAAGAAAAAGACCGTTGATTGCTTGCATTACAATCAACGGTCGGCAAATAGCACAAGGCTATCTGCGTATAAATACAGTCCAACATTATTATATCAGATGACCTTGTGAAAATCAAGGAGATTATAAAAATGAACAAGAAATCTAAATTACAAATGATACCCACTGACAAACTTCATCCACACCCCGACAACCCTCGTAAGGTTCTCGGGGATATTGATGAGCTTGCCGAAAGCATTAAGGCAAGTGGCATTCTTCAAAACCTCACGGTTGTGCCGATGAATGACGATTGGACGGAGTTTACCGTAATTATCGGACACAGAAGATTAGCAGCGGCAAAGCAGGCAGGATTAACTGAACTGCCGTGTGCGATTGTTGAAATGACAGAGAAAGAACAGCTGTCAACGATGCTCACAGAGAATATGCAAAGGTCAGATTTGACGGTGTATGAAGAAGCAAAGGGCTGTCAGCTGTTGCTCGACCTCGGTGATACGGTCGCAGAGGTTGCCGAAAAGACAGGCTTTTCGGAAAGCAAAATAAGGCGGAGAGTAAAACTCTGTGAGCTTGACGAGGAATCATTCAAAGAAAGCCAGCTCAGACAACCCACATTGGCAGACTACGAGCGTCTGAATCAGATTAAGAATATTGAAGTAAGAAACGAATTGCTTAAATCAATCGGAACGAATAATTTCGATAATCTTTTGTATTCTGCTGTTAAAAAGCAGGAGACCGATGAAGAAAAAGAAAAAATTGAAAAGCTCTGTCTTGAACATGGAATGATTAAAGCGCAGAAACATGACGAAATTCCAAGCAACTACGAATATACGGGATTTTTTGCGCTCAAAGATTTGATCGGTAAAGACTTTGCGGACGGCAGGAAAAGATATTTTTATTTTGGTTACGGCTCAAACATTTATATTTACGCAGAAGCATTTGAAAAGCAGGAAAAGATCGATGCCGAAGAAGAAAAGCGAAAGCTTGAAGAGCAGAGATGGGACGAGCTTGTTGAACAGGCGGAAGAAACAGACGAACGCTGTGAGGCTCTCAGAAGAGGCTTTATGCTGGATACGAATTTCAATGACAACAACAAGAAGCAGGAGCTTGTGAAATTTATAGTCGCCCAAGTGGCGACAGGAGCCAGTAACAAAAAATATCGTTTTGAAGAAATTATCGAACACGACTTTGAAGATGATGAAAACATAGATAGCTACATCAACGAACATTGGAACAATGACAGCGGCAGAATGCTAATGGCGACGGCATACGCTTTGAGCCAGAGAATTTACGGTTCGTTCGATTATATCAGTGTAAATTATTCGGACAAGACATTCAGCCGAAAAAACAATCCCGAACTCAACAGATTTTATAATCTGCTATGTAAACTCGGCTATGTGATGAGTGACGAGGAGATACAGCTCCGTGACGGCACACATCCGATTTTTACCTCCGGTGAAGTAAAATAAACTAAATAAGTTAATCACACAACTGCACTTGTGAGATTATATAAATCCCATTTAATACCTTCTTTCTTTAATTGTATTTTCGGGTAGGTGCAGATGCCCGAACAAATTAACCGATAACAAGTTCTGCACAACTTGTTGTATAAACTTTTACTCCTCTTGAAATAAATTCTGACATTATATAAAGCGGAGTAGGTGCAGATGCTCTGCTTTTAAAAAATAAGAAAATGGAATTACTTGAATTTAAAAACAAAATTTTTGAATTACTCAACGTTACCAAAACATCGGAAATCGGAAATGCTTTACTTGATGTTGTTTTAAAGCCAAATGTTTATATTTTTGATGAGTATAAAAAACTTGATGACGGTTCAAAAGACTGGCTGCAATCGTTATGGCAATATTATGAAGCCGACAGAACAGAAAAAAAACAGGATTATACCCCAAAAAGTCTTTGTAAATTAGTCTCTGCTTTAGCCGGTAACTGTGAAACGGTTTACGATTGTTGTGGCGGTAGCGGAGCTTTAACGGTGCAAATGCTAAAAGATAGCAAAGCAAAATTTGTTTGTGTTGAAGAACTCGACGAAAAGGTTATACCGTTTTTACTTTTTAATCTATGCTTGCATAATGTAAACGGCTATGTTTTAAACGGCGATGTATTGACACGCAAGTTTTTAAAAATATATAAACTTTCGGCAGATGACAAATATAGCAAGGTGGACGAATTATCAAGCGACAAACAAATCAATCTGCATTGTGATGTTTCAGTAAGTAATCCACCTTACAACATCAAATGGCAATCGCCGTTACCGCTTGAAAATGACATTAGATTTCCTGTTATTCCACCCGCAAGTAATGCAAATTATGCATTTGTTTTTAATTGCATTGCAAGAGCAAACAAAGCTGTTTTAATACTACCAATGGGCGCATTGACGCAACGCAATGAATATGATATAAGAAAATATTTGATTGATAATGATTTGATTGAGTCGATTATTACTTTACCGAACAATATGTTTGAATGCACGAGTATATCAACTTGCATAATGGTTTTGAACAGGAACAAAGTAAACGAAGGCAAAGTAAATCTGATACATAGCATTCAAAATTGTGTCGTTGAAGAACGAGAACAAAACGGACAGTTTGGTGGTAAAAGTCACACGAGCAGAACTTACAAAAAGAAATATAATGTTTTGTCCGATGAAAATATAAATAAAATCATTCAAGTTATCGAAAATCAAACAGAAATAAAGAATTTTTCTTTGATAAAGTCAAACACAGAGATAGCAGAAAAGAAATATAAGCTCGCTCCAAGTATGTTTTTTGATGTTAGCATTGAAGATTTTGAAGATAACAAACATCGTGATTTGCAAGAAATAGCTGAGAATATCAACTACATTACTAAAATGCAAAATGCTTGTAAATTAGTAATCAATGAGACGATTGCTAAGAAAATGGGTTTTGATATTCAGCTTTATAAAAATGAGTTCAAAAATTCAAATCAACTTGCAGATGAGCAGTCTAAATTGTTAGGCATTAAGATTGAAAAGTCGGATTATATCCAATTCACCAAAAATAAGAACGAATTTGCATTTAAGTGCAATGACAAAGAATTGTTGCCGGATATTTTCATTCATTTTTTGTCGATTTGGAAAAATCAAATTGCTCTGCTAAACACAATGCAAAATCAATATTTAGTCGAATTAAGAGATGCTTTGTTGCCGGACTTAATGTCAGGCAAAATCTCATTAGACGATAAAGGAGAAGGACAATGAAAATAAAAAAAGCGTTTGACATATGTAAAAAGAATAAAGTTATTTCAATCTTCGGTAACGAAAAAGGCGAGCAATGGCTGTCAGACGGCTATGTGGTCTATCCTATTTTCGGCTTGCCGGAACTCAATGAAGATTACATATGCAAACTCTATGACATCAACGATGCGCAGAGAGATAAGATTAGATTTACAATCAGTCAAACCAAGCCGTTGATTGATGTTGAAGATTGTTCGGCGGATGAAACACCGGCTGAAATGTGGGATATAAGCATTATATACGACGGTAAAGTAATGCTCCCGATTAGCACCGCAGAGGGCTTAATGTTTATTGACAGAGTATATCTTAATCCTTTTGTGGATATGCCAAACAAAACAATGACACTTGCACTGCGTAAGGACTTCAAAGGTACTCCCTATTTTGCCGTTAAATTCGGAATGATTGCATACGGCTTTATATGTGCTTATGAAATTGTTGATGAAGATTTTGTGAGACAATTGAAATCATTATACATTGAAAGCGATATGATTTTGAAAAACAAGAAAGGATGACCTGCCGATGAAGCAGTATGAAGCTGACCAACAGCGGAAGTTATTTCAATGGACGACCTTCATCCGGGCAAAGTATCCTGAAATTGATTTGATGTTCCATATTCCGAACGGTGGGAGCAGAAATAAGCTCGAAGCGGCCAACCTAAAAAAGCAAGGGGTAAAGGCAGGCGTGCCGGATTTGTTTTTGCCGGTTGGCCGTGGAAGCTATCACGGCCTGTTCATTGAATTAAAATACGGCAAAAATAAGCCGACTGAAAAACAAACCGAATGGCTTAAAAGCCTTAATGAACAAGGCTACGCTGTCGCTGTATGTTATGGTTGCGACGAGGCAAGCGAAAAAATATTAAAGTATTTGAAATTAGGTGAAATAAATGAGTGAAGAAAAAAAGAAACGAGGTCGCAAGAAGAAACTCGACCGAATAGACAAGATGTGTCTTTACTGTTCTGATTACAACGCAAAGCACGGCACAAGTTACAGCTACGGAGAATTTGTAGCGCAAATCGCCGCAAGAAAAATTAAACCGCTCGGTTTCTACGATTACGCAGATTAGGAGGAAAAAATGATTGATTAAGGAGAGTGATTTGGTTGAGTCAGAGAAAATCAATATCAAAAGCAACAAGGCTTAAAGTTTATGAGAAGTACAACGGAAGGTGTGCGTACTGCGGCTGTAAACTCGAATTAAAGGATATGCAGGTTGACCATATTCAGAGCGTGTATTGGTATGACGGAGCAAATGACATTGAAAATTTCAACCCTGCTTGTCGAATGTGCAATTTCTACAAATCGACAAGGACAGTCGAAGATTTTAAAAAAGAATTAGGAAAGTTGCTTTCGAGGCTCGAAAAGGTCTTTATTTTTCGATTAGCTGTAAAGTACGGATTGATTAAAAAGACGGACAATCCAATTGAATTTTACTTTGAAAAGCAAAATAAAACAGGTAAAGAGAGTGAAAAATGATGAGAGAAATATTATTCAGAGGAAAATTCGGAAACGAATGGAAGTACGGCTTTTTAAGCATTGAACCCAAAGGCTTGGTAATCAAAGAGCCATACAAGAACGAAAGCTCAAAAGTGTGGCATATTGACGCTGACACAGTCGGACAGTACACAGGCATGCACGACAAGAACGGCACAAAAATTTTCGAGGGCGATATTGTTGATTTCTCGAAACGCCCTGATAATGGCGACTATGGAGCTGTTATATATGACGCAGATGAAACCGAATTTGGGATTGAATACTACAATATCTACAGAAGTCTCGGAAAAAATTATTATCCTGAAAATATTGAAGTTATCGGAAATATCTATGACAATCCCGAACTGCTGAAAGGGGAAAACAATGACTAACTTTGAAAAAATCAAATCAATGAGCAAAGAGCAGATGACACATTTTGTGCTTGATGCATTAAATAACGATGTTTGCGATTATTGCAAAGATTGCGATACTTCTTGTCTTGAAAATGAAGATTGTCTTGAAAATAAAGAAATTATAAAAAAATGGCTTGAAAGTGAGGCAAGCAACAATGGCTGAATCCAAAAAAACAGTTGCAGCGGAAATGCAGGACAAGCCGACAGCGGCAGAAACATTGTCAGAACTCGACCGGCTTGTGATAGGTTTTATTGACGGTGCCCTTGATGTGGCTACGCTCAATAGCTTGGATATGTTAAATCGTTGGTTAGTGTTGTCAATGTCAGCCATATACAGCTGCACAAAGATAGGCTTGCTATCAGCCAAGTCTTGTGTCAAGGCCAAATACAAGCTCCTACAAGAGTATCGCAGGTTTAGGACTGACACTTTTTTTGCAAACAAGGAACACATCGAATGGATAAAAAGGACGAAAGAAACTTCTTGCAAATTAACGGAGTTGTCAAAGGCGATTGCCGAACACGATACTAATGTATTGCAAATTGCTTTACAGATAATTGACCTGCTCACCAAGCATGATGTTTATAACAAACTTTTCATTTTGTCAGACGCATCGGATACATATAAAGAAAAATGTTTAAAAACACTAACCGAAAACGATACAGCATTTTTGAATGAGTTCGGCAACATACCTTTTGTGGATTTGCTTTTTAAATTTTATAAATCGACAGAAGAAACGAGAGCATCAGAAATTTTTAAAGAATTGGATGCTGATAACATTAGAAAGGTAGCTTGTCACGTGCCGGTTAAGTCTGACAATTGTCAGGGTATCGCAAAAAGCTATAAAGAATACTTTGGCATTTAATAAGGCAATATTCTTGCCGGCTGCAAAATCTTAAAGGAAATTCAAATCAAGTTAATCCTATATTAAAAAAGTAATCAAAGCGACGACTTCCGCTTTTGATTAAGCTGTTACAAAAGAATGCACCAAAAATTAAACACACAATTGCAGCGGTAAGGTTGCACTAAGCAGTAGTTCGGTGGTCAGACGGACTACTGCATATTTATATCATCTGACTTTTTAACGCGAAAACAGAATAATAATAGTCACAAAAAAGGAGTTGAGATACTCCTTTAATAGCCTGCTCAAGGAATTAATTAAGTGACCGTTTTAGCTTTTACATATATAATAGGAAGTTTAATATGTTTACATACAAGTGTGAAATCAAATCAGGACCATTGCTTGAAGTTAAATACTATAAGTCATTCCGCAAGCGGAACAAGAAAAATCTTGCTCGGCAAATTAATCAATCAAAATCAAGTGAGAAGCAAACAAAAGCAAACCGCATCAGAGGAGAACAACACACACAACGACTTATTCTCTGCAATTTTACAGAAGGTGACTGGTTCGCTCGGTTTTCTGCTCCGTTCGGAGAGTTTACCGAAGATGAATTCGAGAGGGTTGTCTCAAATTTTTTCAAAAGGGTAAAACGCAGAACAGATAAAAAACAAATCAAGTTTAAATACATAGGGCACTGCGAATGTGGCAAGCTCGGAAAGAATTGGCACTTGCACATCGTGATACAGGACTGCGTCAGAGAAATACTGACCAAATGTTGGCCGTGGAAAAACGGAATAAATTTCACTCCGCTCTACCAAAGTGGAAACTATGCAGACCTCGCAAAATACATACGCAAAGATGTCAATGGCAAGAAAAGGCTGAAAACATCTCGCAACCTTACCAAACCTGAGGTCAAAGTCACCGAAGGGAAAAAACGAGAATATCGAAAACTCGAACGAGGTGAGGCTTTGCCTTGCCCTGAAGGATATTATTTTTACAAAGACGAAATGTGGATAAACGACTACACAGGTGCGAGTTTTTATTTTACTTACTTAGCCAATAGCCATAAGCATAAAAAATTCGGAGGTGCAAAAATTTGAGAGATAACACTCGAGATTACACAGTAGCACAGTTTAGACTTTATGCTGCTCTGGGCTATCCGAGCAAAGCACAAGTCATTGCTGACAAGGCAATGCACCGAGCATTACAACTTGACCTGCTTGCAGTGATAGACACGCTCAATGCTTTAACGAGCAGCGGTAAAGACTACATCTGTCAAGCCGTCAGCGCTGTTTACTTTGTTGCACCAACAGCGGCATTGCATAAAGGTGAGATAAATTTGAGGGTGACTAAGTTTGCAGTTAGCAACTATACCGACGAACGCACGGTGTTTCGTTGGCTCAAAGAGGCACGATTGCTCTGTGCTAAGCTTCGCGGACTTAACACAGGTTGTGCATATTGCACAAAGAAAGATGTCAGTAGAAGCGATTAAATCTGTTGTAAAATTTAATTGTAATGATAAAACGAAAAGTAACAACGGAATGGATTGTTAAACAAATCCGAGAGGGCAAGGCATACAGGTTTTATTTAACGGCCGATTGGCAAAAAGTCAGAGACGCAAAAAAAGCAAAAGAACACTACGAATGTGAACGCTGTCGTGCTGTGGGTAAGTACAGCCCTTGCGAGGCGGTACATCACAAGCTGTATCTCAAAGCAAGGCCTGACCTTGCTCTTGACATCAACAACCTCGAATGTCTATGCAAAGACTGCCATTACAAAGAACATCACAAATACGAGCCGAAAAAATTAAAAGATGAGTTTGCTGAGAGGTGGTAAGTCAAAAAAGGCATACCCCCGGGTAAAAAATCGAAAAATTCCGAGGCTTACGGATAACGGTGTAAAGGCACGACAGTTTGGTCTCGCGCACGCACACGAGAAATTTTTGAGAGAGGAGTAGTATAAATGGCACAAATTAAAATTGCAGAAATCAAAGACAGCTTAATTGAGCAACTGACTTTGAAGGGGGCAAACATTGAAGTCTATAGAGATTTAATTGACAGCTATATTTTTTGCACGAAGCTTGAGCGTAAAATGCAGGCGGACATCCGCAAAAATGGCTTGACATACAAAGCTATCAGCGCCACCGGTAAAGAATATATGAAGGACAATCCCTCAGTAAAAAATGCCGTGATGTACAACAAACAGCGCTTAGCGATTCTCTCACAAATGGGGTTGTCGATTGACAAAGTTGAGAGTGAATCTGATGACGAACTGTAAATACCTTGACGATTACATAAAGCAAGTAAAAAGTGGTCAATATCGTGTATGCAAAGAGCAAATACAGCTTGTAAATTTCATAGAAAAAGTATTCGAAAATGAGCAAGTCTATGTTGACTATGAGCAGGTTGAAAAGTATTTTGCTCTACAGAAATATTTTCCATACGAATTATTTGCATGGGAAAAGTTTTGTTTTATTCTGCATAATTGCACATATTCCGCACCGGGTGTATTAAGATTTCCCGATTTAGTTTGTGTGGTCGGGCGAGGCGCAGGAAAAAATGGCTATCTTACATTTGAAGATTTTGCTCTGCTCACGCCTGTCAACGGCATACGCAATTACGATATTGACATTTGTGCAACATCAGAAGAGCAAGCAAGCACAACCTTTAATGACATCTACGAAATTTTGGAAAACAATTCTACAAAAATGCAGCGGCATTTTAAGTGGAACAAAACAGAGATTACAAACATAAAGACTAATTCAACAATCAGATACAGAACTTCAAACAGCAAAACGAAAGACGGAGGCAGACCCGGTAAAGTCGACTTTGATGAAAAGCATGCATACGAAAATTATAAGCTTATTGATGTTTTCACAACAGGCTTAGGTAAAAAAGCTATGCCACGCAGAACAACAATTACAACCATGGGAGAGGTTCGGGACGGACCACTTGACAACGAGCTTGCCGCCGGTCTTGAAGTGTTGAATGGTGATGCACCTGACAACGGCACTCTTTATTTCATATGCAGGTTAGATAATGAAAAAGAGGTATATGAGCAAGAAAATTGGTACAAAGCAAATCCGTCGTTGCAATATTTTCCAAACCTATTGAGAGAAATTCAAAAGGAATTCGAGGATTGGAAGCGTGATAAGGTAAACAATTCATCTTTTATGACTAAGCGTATGAATATCCCAAAAGGCACAGAAGCCCATCCTGTTACCTCATGGGAAAATATCAAAGCAACGAACAGGCCTCTCCCCGACCTTGAAGGTAAGCCGTGTGTTTTTGGCATTGATTACACAAAAACTACTGACTTTTTGGGAATTGGCTTAATGTTTTTGATTGACGGCTCAATCGCATGGAAGCCGTTTTCGTGGTATTGTTCGCAATCCGCTGATTTAGGCAGAATTAAATTTCCTTATGCTCAACAGCCTGATTTACAAAGGGTTGACGGGGCGGAAATACCTCCCGAAATCGTAGCTGACTGGTTGAGAGAGCAGAAAAAGCATTACAACATCGTCGGCGGAGCATTGGATAGTTACCGATACACTTTGCTCAAAGAACCGTTAATGCAGTTAGGTTTTGAGTGTGACCGTAAAGGACGAAATAATCTCAAATTGGTTAGACCGTCAGATAAAATGCTTGTAGCTCCTCTGATTGCTTCGGATTTCGCTAATCATCGTATTGTTTGGGGTGATTCGGCACTTATGCGCTGGTACACGAACAATACATCGGCAATTGAGGATAAAAACGGCAATATCATATATGGCAAAATCGAACCAAAATCACGAAAAACAGATGGATTTATGGCATTTGTCGCAGCATATACACAGCTTGATTTGTTGAAGCAAAATCAGCCGATGACGGTTGATGAAATCGAGAATTGCTTTAACGCAATTGTATTTTAAAGGCAGGTGAAAAGATGAAAGTGATAAACTGGGTAAAAAATCTCTTTAAAAAAGATGCCGTTGCAGCGGAATTTAACGAGGACGGCTCGACAGTTGATGAACAGAGATTCCACTTGACAGAACTTGCCTTATTTACAGCGATTGATTTTATCGCTCGAAGTTTGGCAAAATGTGAATTTGTGACGGTAAACAATAACCGAGAAAGTCGTAAAGCTGAATACTATCTGTGGAACTATGCACCTAACAAACATCAAACAAAAATCGAGTTTTTTACACAAGCTGTGGCTAAACTGATTTTTGACAATGAGCTTTTAATTGTTGAAACTGCCGATAATCAGCTTATGATTGCTGATAGCTTCTCGAGAACGGAACACGCTTTGATTGACGACACATTCAGCGGCGTTACTTGCCGAAATTTTACATATCAGCGCATTTTTCCTGAAAGTGAGGTAATTTACCTCAGATATAACAACTTTGCTCTTAACGGCTTGTTATCGGATATGTGCAACACTTACGAGCAGTTAATGTTATCAGCTCAAGAAAGATATAACAAAGCTGTCGGACATAAAGGCATCTTAGAGATGGATAATTACAGCTTCGGCGACGAAAACTTCGCTGAAACTTACAACAAAGTTTTGGCAAAGCAGTTTAAAGCGTTTTACGCGAATAAGAACGCTGTTATGCCTCTGTACAAAGGCATGCACTACACCGAGCCGTCAACCGATGCCGGAAAGACTACGAACAGCGAGATTAATGATATTCAGAAGTTAAAAACTGAGGCGTACACGATTGTCGGCAACGCTTTGCACATTCCGCCGGCAATTTTAAGCGGTGAAGCCTCTCAGCTCTCGGACGCTATGGATTGCGCTATTGGTAATGCAATTGATCCGATTGCAAATATGTTTGAGCAAGAGATTACAAAAAAGAGATTCGGCGGTGCTGAATTTAACAAAGGCAATTATCTCTTAATTGACACAACGACAGTCAGACATATTGACGCAATCAGTCAGGCGAATAATCTTGATAAGTCAATTGCAAGCGGTGTGCTGACACCTGCGCAGGCTCAAAAATATTGCAACATGCTCCCTTGCTCTGAGGCTTGGGCGCACACATATTACATTACTAAAAATTACCAAACAATAGCAAATGCTTTGAAGGGTGGTGAATAGAATAAATGAAAAGTAGAAATTACAACATCAAGCAAATTGCAGAAAATCAGAATGTTTTGCAGATATATCTTTATGGCGAAATTGAGCCGAGCTGTTTGAACATTTGGGGCGACCTCGTAGAATCCAAGACAAGCGCCGAATACATTCGCAAGGCGATTGAAAAAGCAGGCGAAATTGAAGGCATTGAAATCTACATCAATTCTGTGGGCGGATTTGTTGATGAAGGCGTGTCGATTTACAATCTGCTAAAAAGGCAGAGTGTGCCGGTCACTGCATACATTGACGGTATGGCTTGCTCGATTGCCTCTGTTGTTGCAATGGCGGCTGACAAGATTGTAATGCCGTCAAACACAACAATGATGATTCATCATGCAGTCGGCGGTTGTTACGGCAATGCGAAGGAACACAGAGAATTTGCAACTCAGCTCGACAAAATCAGTGAAGCAAGTACAAACTCTTATCTTGTACACGCAGGCGATAAGCTCACGAGAGAAACCCTCGAGCCGCTTCTTGATGCTGAAACATTTTTGACGGCAGAGGAAGCCTTCAATATCGGCTTGTGTGACGAAATTCTTGATCCGGTTGACTTAACCGAATCAAAAGAGATTGTTGACGATGCACAGCAAAAGAAGAATCCAAAAGCAAAACAGGCAGCGGCAGAACTTGCAAAAATGCTTGGTACAAAGCCTGAGCCGCCTGAACCACAGACACCACCCGAGCCAAAACCGAAAAATCCCGAAAAAAAGGATAGCTTTGGCTTTATTGAAGAGTATTTCAAAAACAAAAATTATTTATAAAGGAGATTTAAAAAATGAAGAATCTTGATGCGATTAAGAACGCAAAAGCAAAGTTTGCGCAGAACTTGAAAACTGCCATTGATTCCAAAGATGAAGCAAAAATGACCGAGGCTCTCAATGCCTATGCTGATAGTATTCAGCAGTCAATCATTGAGGTCGCACAGGAAATCGGCGAAACTGCCGACAACACAATCCTTGCCAAGAGAGGATTCAGACAGCTTACAAGCGCAGAGCAGAAGTTTTACAATAATTTTGTCACAGCGGCAAAATCTGCTGATGTTAAGCAGGCACTCACAGGTCTTGATGTTACAATTCCGCAGACAATTCTCGATACAGTGCTTGAGGACATTACAAACAATCATCCTCTGCTTGATGCAATCGGCATCGAAAACACATACGGCTCTGTTAAGGCGATTTTTGCCACAGACACAAAACAGCTCGCCGCTTGGGGCGCATTAAATTCCAAAATCATACAGGAGCTTGCCGGCACAATTCAGGAAAAGGATTTCTCAACATCAAAAGTAAGTGCATTTATCCCTGTCCCGAAGGATATGCTCGACCTTGGTGCTACATACATCGACGCATATGTCCGCAGATTTCTTGCCGATGCACTTGCATACGCATTTGAGGACGGCTTCATCAACGGCGACGGCAATGGTAAGCCGATTGGTATGCTTAAAGACCCCGAAGGAGCAGTAAAAGCAAACGCCTACACCGAAAAGACGGCAACAAAGCTCACAAGCCTTGATATGAAGTCATATATGGATGTTGTTGCCAAGCTTGCGAAGGGCAAGGGCGGTAAGACAAACAACATTACATCGGTTGACCTCATCGTAAATCCTGTGGACTATCTCACAAAGATTATTCCTGCTACAACTGTACTTGCAACAGACGGCTCATATAAAAACAACCTCTTCCCGTTCCCGACAAATGTTTATCCGTCAGAAATGCTTGCGGAAGGTACTGCTGTTATCGGTCAGCTTTCAAGATATAAAGCCTGTCTCTCAACAGGTAAGGAAGGTAAGCTTGATTACTCTGACCAGTATCAGTTTCTCGAAGACAACAGAGTTTATCTTATTAAGGCTTACGCAACAGGCTTTTCGCTTCATACGAACGATTTTATTAAGCTCGATATTTCAGCGCTCAATCCTGCTGAAATTAAGGTAACTCTCAATCAGGCAACAACAGTTTAATTTATTGCGGAGGTGTTGAACAATGGGAATCATAAACGATGTAGTTAATATGCTCGATTTTGACCGTGAACACATCGAAACAGATGAAAGCACAAAGTCGAAAATTGAACTGATTATAGCCAATGGAAAACAGCACCTCCGCGATTATAATCCTCTACTTACTGATGAGGATTTTGAACGGCCGACAAGGGCAAGAGGTTTGTTGTTTGACTATTGTAGATACGCTTACTCAAATGCTGTTGAAATGTTCGACCATAATTTTGAAAGCGAAATTTTGAAATTAAGGCAGGAATATGAGGTGAAAAGCTATGATTTTGAAGAATAACATAGATTTTTTAACCTTTAATGACGGACTTGCAAAAATCTACGAAACGGACGAAAACGACGACATCATCGCCGACAGCCTGAAAAAATATCGTTTCGGCAATGAAAAAATCGGAGTAACTCGGTTTTACGGAGCGAAACAAAATGACATTGAACTGTCAAAGGTCATACATATTCACAAGGACGAAAACTTGCGAACGGATATGGCGGTTGTTATCAGCGGCACAAGGTTTAAAATCGAACAGATACAGCATGACAAAAGCAAAAATCCCCCTTGCTCGATCGTGAGCCTGTCACAGAGGGGACTGTATGAGGGCGGTGCAGAAGATGCATTTTAAAAATTACGATGAATTTGTCGAACTTATTAAGTCTTGTGGCATTAAATGCGTTGAGGCAGATTACAACAAATCAACCCCTGCACCCTATCTTGTTTATTTCAAGGATGAAGAAACAGGAATTTACGCAGACGGTGAAATACTTTGGAAAAATGCAAAAATCATCATAGAACTCTATACGGCAAAAGACGACCACACAAGCGAAACAAAGTTTGAAAAATGGCTCAACGAAAACGGCTACGGTTGGAAAAAACCAAACCGAGCGTGGGACACAACAAATAAACTTTGTGTAACTTATTACAACCTGAGTGTGATTTTTGATGAGTGATTACAAAAAAGTTGGTATTGACCGCCTCGGAGACGCTCTATCGAAAGAACTGTCAACCTATTCGGCTGATGTGCAAATGGGCGTAAGATTGTTGGTTGATGAAAAAGCCGAAGAACTTAAAAACGAAATCAAAAAGAATGCACCTGTAGGCAGAAGAAAAAAATATCGCAAATCGTTTAGAGTTAAAATCACAAACGAAACATTTAGGTTTTATGAAAAAACGGTTTATGCTGCTAAACCTGAGTACCGGCTTACACACCTCCTCGAAAAAGCTCGTAAAAAGAGGGGCCAAAAAGGCGGAACGGTACAACCGAAGGTGCATATTGCTCCGGCTACAGAGAAAATTCACGGCGAATTTGAAGCCGGAATAAAAAAGCTCATTAAATCATCGGAAGCTATGGGCGGCGGTGATTTGAGCAGCATAAAAAGAATTTAAAACATAAGGAGTGTTTATTTTATGAACAAAACCATTAGAAAAGTTGGTTATGCTACGCTGACAGAAAGCAGCACAGGCGAAATCACATACGGTAAGCCCGTGTGGTTTAAGTCTGATGAAGCAGGCGGCAGAAGTATCGGTGCAGAGCCTATCGGCGATTCGAACACGATCTACGCTGACGGCTTGCCTATCATTGTAGCAAGTGCGAATGGCGGCTATACAATCAGTCTTGAGCTTATTTCAGCAGTCGACGACATCGAAAAAGATTGGTTCGGCAATGATGAAGCAACTGAGGGCGGTATCATCGAAAAGGGCGGTATCAAAGTAATGCCGAGATTTGCCCTCCTTGCAGCAAAGGAAACATACAAAGGCGACAAGCTCTACGAGATTGATACATATTTCGACTGCGTAGCTGCAAGAGCCAGCAGGAACGACAAGACATCAGAAGGTAACTTCGACCCACAGTTCCCGACCTTTACGGTCACAGCAAAGCCACGTCCTGACAATGACTTTGTACGCTATACATCTTATGCCGACACTCTGCCCGAAAGCGTTGTAGTGCCGACTGTTAAGTCAAATCCCGGAACAGTATAATTTTAAAAGTAGGTTAAAACATGAAAGATACAGTTGTTATTAATGGTAAAGATGTTGAGGTTGAGGTTACGGCATATACAATGCTCATCTACGAGGACACATTCAAAGGCCACGGCTTTCTGCGTGATACCGACCGTGTTCTTGTTCCGAATCTCAATGATGTAAAATTTGGCACTGCTGTAAAGCTTTTATGGGCAGCGGCAAAGACGGCAGACGATACGATTCCTAACTTTAAGGCTTGGACAAAAGGAATCAGCATCAAGGACGCTATTTCAGCGATAGGTAAAATCGTCAATCTTGTTATTGACAGTCTTAATAGTGACAGCCCAAAAGCGACAGCGACAGCGACCTAAACGGAACTTTCCTGACGGCGAAGGAAATCTTATCCTATGCCGTCAGGTGTGGTCTGACTGTCGCTGATTTACAAAGATTTACAATAGGTTTTGTGTTGGATTATATCGAAACCTATTTTGCATTACGAAACAATAAAAACATTCACGAAGATGAAGAAAAATATCAGAAAATGAAATCTGTATTGCCTTTCGTTACAGAAAGATTTGAAAGTAAAGAAATCTCGGAAAAGCAGTACAGCGAGTTTATGAACCGATATAGGAAATTGGAGGACAGATATGGCATCTACGATTAAAGGTATTACCGTCAAAATTGCCGGCGATACAATAGATTTACAAAAATCCTTAAAAGCTGTACAGTCCTCATCGGCGAGCTTGCAGAGAGAACTGACTGCGATTAATAAGCAGCTAAAATTTGACCCTGAGAACACCGTTCTGCTCACTCAAAAGCAAGAAGTATTGAAAGAGCAGATCGATAAGAGTCGGTCTGCTCTTGATCAATTGCTTAATGTGCAAGACCAAGTAGAGGAACAGGCAAAAAACGGCGAAATCTCAACTGAACAGTACAGAGCCTATCAGCGTGAAGTTGAAAAAGCGAAAAGCAAACTTGAAACTTTCACTAAACAGCTTGCGGAAACCGAGGAAAAAGCAAATGCAATAAACCTCGAATCTGCCCGAAGTGAGATGTCAAAAACCGAAACAAGCGTTGATAAAGCAGGCGATAGTTTTAAGGGGCTTGAAACGAAGTCCAACAACACCGATTTGTCAAAAATCAAAAAGGAAATGGACGGTGTTAAATCATCAGCCGATGAACTTAGATCCGCTGTTGGTGATGCCTTAAAAGAAGCTACTGCTACAGCAACGGCAATTGGCGGAGCTGTTACAGGTGCAATTGTAAGCGCAAACGGCGAACAAAAGGCGCTAAACTCTTTGCAGGCACAAGCAGGCTTGACCGCCGAGGAGATGACAAAGTACAAAGATGTCCTTGAAGATGTTTACAAAGGAAATTTCGGCGAATCTCAGGAAGAAGTTGCGAATGTTCTTGCTTTAATTAAGCAGACAACGAACGAGACCAATCCAAGCAAGCTTAAAGATATGACCGAAAATCTCTTTACTTTAAGAGATGCCTATGATTATGACTTCGTCGAAACGCTAAGAGCGGCGAACATGCTTATGGAACAGTTCGGTGTAACAGGCGATGAAGCGTTTAATCTTATTGCTCAGGGCAGCCAAAAAGGTCTGAATAAAAACGGCGATTTGCTCGACACAATCAACGAATATTCCGTACATTATAAGCAACTCGGCTATGATGCAAATGAATTTTTTAATTCGCTTGAAAATGGCTCTAAAGCAGGTACTTTCAGTATCGACAAGCTCGGCGATGCAATGAAAGAATTTGGCATCCGCTCTAAGGACACAGCCTCGAGTACGCAGGAGGGATTTGCTCTTCTCGGCTACGGCGCAAAAGCCTCGGCTGATGACATTAAAAAAGCCAAGGATGAAGTCGCAAAGCTCGAAAAAAATCTTTACTATGCAAAAGAGGAGCAAAAAGGCTTTAACAATTCGACGAGCGAATTAACAAAGCAAAAGAATGCCGATAAAATTGAACAATATTCAGAGGCGCTAAAAACTGCTAAAGAAAATCTTGCAAATCTCGAATCAGCAGGCAAAGGCGCAAAAGGTAGTATTGAGGATTTGCAGGCAAGATTTGCAAAAGGCGGAGACAGCGCAAAATCAGCAACATCAGAAGTCTTAAAGGCTCTTTTTGAGATGGACGATAAGGTCAAGCAGAATCAGGCAGGCGTTGACCTTTTCGGTACGATGTGGGAAGATTTGGGAATTGACGGCGTAAAAGCCTTAATGAAAGTTAATGGCTCCGCTGACAAGGCAAAAAATACCATGAAAAAGATTAAAGACATCAAATATGATGATGTTGAAGCTGATTGGGCAAGCCTTGGCAGAACGGTGCAAACCGATGTCATTAATCCTATCGGCAAATCGCTGTTTCCGGAAGTTAAAAAACTTTGTAATTTTGCGAGTAAACATACCAAAGATATCATTCCAACACTTAAAATTGTCGGCTCTCTCGTCGGTGGCATTTGGGTAGGCAAAAAAACAACCGTTGTTGTAAGCGGTGTACAAAGCCTTATAGGCGCATATAAAAGCCTCAGAATTGCTACAGAGACTGCCAAAATTTCGCAGGAAGGTCTTAACCTCGCACAGAAATCAAACGCAATCGGCATTGTCGTAGGCTTAGCCGCTACGCTTGTAGGCTCCTTGTGGTCAATTGCAAGCGCAAACGATGAAGCCAAAGAATCACAGGACAAGCTCAACGAAGCGCATAAACAAGCTCAGGAAGAAATCAAAGAGCTGAAAGATGCCAATGATGAATATGTTCAGAGCAAGAAAGATGCGGCGTCAGAGGTTGAAAGTGAATTTCAATACTATGACAATTTGTGGGGCGAATTGCAAGGAATTGTAGACCAAAACGGCAAAGTCAAGAAAGGTTACGAGGACAGAGCAAAATTTATTACCAATGAATTGAGCCGAGTTACAGACGATGAAATCACTTGGAACGGTAATGTTATTCAATCATATAAAGACCTTAAAGGCTCAATTGATGATGCACTTGAATCAAAGAAAGCTCTTGCTATGTTATCAGCTACAGAAGATGCTTATCAGACTGCTGTATCGGGTCTTGCAGGAGCAAAAACTGATGCAATAAATGCTTATGCCAAAAAGAAAAAAGCACAAGAAGAGCGCGACAGTGCAGCGGAAACCGCACAAAAATATAATACTGAAGGACTTGACAGAAACAAAAGAATAATCAAAATTGCGGGGTGGGCATTTGAGAACGGAAAAATCTCGCAAACCGATTATCAAAAATACCTTAAAGACGCACAGAATAAGCAGAATACAGCTAAAAACGAGCGTGCTTTATCATCATTTGGCGCGGCATACGGTGCTGAAAGTCAAAAAGCTAAAGATAACCTCAAAGAGAAAGAAAAAACTCTTAAGGAAGTTGAAAGCAAATATAACGAGTATCAAAGAAAACTCGTCAATTATAATAGCACGATTCAAAACTACGAAAACCTCACAGCGGCAACCGCAAAAGGTAACACTGAAGAAATTAAAGCCGCAATGTCGGATGTCGCGAACAGTATTGTTACATACACAACAGGCACTAAAGATGCTCTCGAACAGCAGGTCAATGATTTTAAGACAAATGCTGAGAATCTAAGAACGGCATACAAGGACGGTGTTGAAGGTGTCACAAAAGACCAAGTCGAAGAAGCCGAAGAATTGCAGGAAAGAGCAGAAATCGAGCTTGCTAAGTACACCGATATGTACGGCACGGTTGCCGCAATTGCTACAGGCAAAGCTGACGAAATCAACGCACAACAGCAGAAAATCAAAAACGGTTTCATTGACGCTGAAACAGGTTCAAGAGAAAGCCTCGAAAATCAGCTTGCGAACTTTACCGCAAACTATGAGTTGCTAAAGACTGCAATGGACGAAAATCAGCCGGGTGTAACACAAAAAATGGTTGATAACGCAAAAGAGCTTGTCGATAAAGCAACCGGTGAACTCAATAAACTTGAAGGCAACGGCGAAACTGCCGGTAAAAACGGCACAGAGGGCGTAAGTGACGGCATGAAAAACGAAGATGCCCTCGAAAAAGTTGATAAATCAGGCAAAAAGGTTCTTGGCAAAGCCGAAAACAGTCTTTCAGAGAGTTATAACAAGGGTTATCAAAAAGGTAAGGATTTTACTCAGGGTTATATTAAAGGCTTGAGCGAGGGCGGACCTACAGGAAGCCTTCATGCCGAAACGAACAGGCAGGCAAGAGAACTTGCCGAAACAGGTCTTATTTCTCTTGCGAATGCACAGGATTCACATTCACCATCAAAAAAGACGAGAAAACTTGGAGCTTACTTCGGCGAGGGCTATCGTCTTGGAATCGCCGATGAAATTGCCGAAACGCAAAAAACAGTAAGGTCTTTAACCTCAAGGGCCTTGTCAGCGGTTGAATGTAATCCAATTGGAGCGGTGAACAATAAATTTGCAGACATTCGCACGCAAAGCCAAAATGCGACAGTAAACGGTCAAATGTTGAAAGCTGTTACTACAAATTTACCTACGATTGAGATTAAATTTGCAGGCGATGTAAATATCAATAATGACATGGATGTTGACGAATTTAACCGCCGTGTATCAAATGCGATCATGCAGACACTTGTCTGTGAAGTATCAAAATGGGGAGGTTAAAGATGAGGCATAGTTTTACATATAACGGCACCAATTTGCGGACATTGGGATTTTTTATAGCTACACCTCCCAAATATCAAATAGCGAAACGTAATTTTGATTTCACCTCTGTATATGGCAAAAACGGCGGAGTGATTACCGACAACGGTGTGTTTGATAATGTCGAAATGCAGTTTGAAGTCAACAGCTATCCGTACATTGTGCCGAACGAAAGTAATGCCGAGCTTGTAAGAGCGTTTGCAGAATGGCTTACGGTGTGGGACGGTGAGTATAAAATCTTTAGGGATACTTATAATCCCGGCTATTATACGAAAGCAATTTGCACAGGAATTGAGCCAATAGAAGAGGTTGCACCTCTTTGCTTGTCAACGACTATCAATTTTAGCCGAATACCGTATTGGTACAGTGATTTAGGGCAGGAGATTCTCCGACCCAAATTGACCTCAACACAAAACGCAGAAATCGAAGTCTATAATCCTGAAAATTACAAAGCAGAGCCTTTAATAAAAATCATCAATAAAGGTGCAAAAGTTAATCCGTTGATGCTGACGGTTAATGATAGTCAAACTTTAACAGTTAAAACATCATCGGATAAGGACTATATTGAGCTTGATTCCGAACAGCAGTCCGCTTCTTTTGATAACGGCACGAGTTTGGCGAACAATTGCATAAGCTGTACAGAATTTCCAAAGTTTTTGCCCGGTTGGAATAAAATAAAACTCTCAGGAAAAAGCGCAAATGCGTTTACCGATATTGAAATTAAGCCTAATTGGAGAAGATTGTAATGTACCCTATTTTGTATAACGTTGCTGACTATTACAAAAATTCAACACCATTGTTTGAATCTAACGGTTTCGGCTTTTTGACCGAATGCACCGAGTTTTTGACGACAATGGAGCAAAATGGCACATACAGCTTTAGCGCGAAAATAAAAAGCACAGATAAGCTCGCGCCGAAAATTAAAATAACCTCATATATTAAAGCAAAAGTAAATAATGTGTCCGAGCCACAGTACTTTTATGTAACCAAAATAGAGGTCGATAAAAACGGTGATTTGACCGTATCGGGCGAACATGTGTCAAGAATGTTTTTCCAAAACGGAACAATTCCTCGTGCGACAGACGGTTCGATGTATGGCACGCCGAAAGAACTTATTGACCACTATATGCGAGATTACAGCCAAGTAGGTAAGCCTCTGTATATGTGGTTTACGGAGGCCCCATATAAGTGGTTCAGTTTCAGCTCATCAATCACAGTCAAGAAAAGAATCTACCTAGGCTATTCACAGGCAGTAAAGTTTGAAGATATCTTCAAAGACGATGATGAAGGGTTGATAAATCAGTTTGGCGGTGTTTTGTTTTTTGATAATTTTGATATTCATTTTGAAAAAATCACCACAGCAGGTGCGAAAAGTGGCTATCGAATTGCTTTTGGCACTAATGTGTCAGATTATAAGCAGACTGCTGAAATCGGCAATTACTATACACATGTTATGCCTTACGCACGATGCAACACCACGGACAATAAAGAAGTTTTCGTATCAAGCCCTGAGCCATATGAAACAGGGCTAAAACGGAACATAAAAAACACATATTTGTATGACTGTACAACCAAAATCAAAAAATACACATTAAATCCAAGCACCGGTGAAAACTACGAAGAAGTCAGAGATGCTTTGCGTAATGCTGTTGCTGATTATAACTATTCGACGGAACAAACATCGGAAACCCTGAGTATAAGGGTAACTCTTGAAAACGAGCTCACTAAAATGCACGCAATCAAACTTTATGACGAAGTGACGGTTGTAATGCCAGACGGCACGAATTTGAACCGAAGAATTTCAAAAACGGTCTACGATAGTGTATCTCAGAAATACAAAGAAATTACAATCGGCGACTTAAGTATGTCAATGTCTGATTTGCTCAAAATTCAAAGGAGGTTTAGAAGATAATGGCAATTAGCATAAAACATAAATCAATTACAATTGATGTTAATGACCGCAACGCACCAAATGTTGTTGGTATTGCCAATATCAATGATAAAGCAACACGCTATCTTGATGTTACTTTAACGGCAAGCGGTGAAAAATTGACCTTTGCAGACTGCACAGTAACTGCAACATTTGCGACAGACGGATATTTAATTTCGGATTCAGTCGCTTGCACACTAAACAGCACAGCGGATGTTATTACTGTTCCGCTCGAAGATTTCAAGTCTATGTCGGGTTTTTTGGCAATTGAAATTAAGATTGCAAACGGTGAAACGCAGGTGTTAAACACGCCGCTGGCCTTAAAAGTCATGGTAACCCCGAGCCTTGCCGAAAACAGCAAGATAAGCAACGAAAGTGCTGGCAGTTTTGTTGAAATCAGCCGAGAGATTGCCACGGCAAGAGGTAATCATAATTCACTCGGAGCAAGGCTTAACGGGATTGATTCGTCTGTTTCTGACAAAGCTGATAAAAGCACGGTCAGTCAGTTATCAGCACGAATGCAGACGGCAGAGAAAGCTCTTACAGGCAAGGCAAACGCAACAGACGTAGCCAATGCACTTAAATCAAAAGAAGACAATTTAAACAAAGTAAGCTCCAAAACGGACATTACAGACAGCAATACTAATTATCCGAGTATTGGATATCTTAACGAGTATTATTACGATGCGAATGAAACCTACTCATCAGCAGAAACGGACGAACTTCTCGGAAACAAAGCTAACCTTGTTAACAGCTTGAATATTTTTGATTTCGATGCTTGGGTGAAAGCATGGCAAAAATCAACTACACCAGTTTATCACGGTACACTTGATGAATTGAATTTTGACGAAAAATCATTTACCATTACCCCTACAGAACATGACACTTATACGAATAGTTGGCAAGCCAAGAAAATAAGTGTAAAACCGAATACTAAATATCGGATTTGTTGGCTTACAAACAACCATGACAGCAATGCTTTTGTTTTTTTTAACGGAAAATCTACCGAAGGTGCTTTTGTAGTAATAAAGGGTGGTAAAGGAACATTTGTCACAAACAATGATACGTCGTTTATAACGCTTAGGTTTGGCACCTATGGTAATACTACTTTCAAAGTGTCCAAAATTATGATTACCGAAAAAGAAGCAATGTACTTACCAAGTGAAGTTGCAGAGGGCGTCCCAGAGGTTGCAGACGAAATTTTGGCATTTGAAAAGACAACCCAAACTTCACTTGACAGCAAATATGACGGTTCAAATATCGAACTTGGTACAGCTACTCTTACTCCATACTCTACTCTGATTGATAAAATAAAATCTGCAACTTGCCTTTATGAAAAAATTGGCGATATCGTT